GAACGTGAAAAAGAAACTCAAGCCGAAGCCAAGTTGTATCACAAAGACTTTTCAAGTGCTATGGCTCAGGCCTATGACCACGCGAAAAAGAAACTAGGTGTTACGATTGATCCAAAAGAGATTGATTCAAAAGTCGCACAAGGGGCAAAGAAACCAAGTAAAGGTAAGACAAATAGATATCAATTAAAAGGAAAAGGCGGAACAGTTCAAGTACAAGTTTATAATACTGGTAAGAGCTATGAATTGAACGTTTATAAGGAAGACATGAACGAAGCATCTTATACTAAGAACACAAAAGATTCCCAACTAAAGTGGGGAAGAAACTACATTTTAAATACAGACTCTAACAACAGCGTAACTTCAATGTTGACTCAAATGAAAGCTGCAATGAAAAGAGCCAGCATGAGACATCCTAAGTTGGGTGCCGGAACCGAAGTTAAAACTAAGAAAGGTTCTCTATTGATTGTGCCAGAAACAGCTGAGTTGTATTTAAAATCAAGAGATAGATTGCCTGGCCCCTTACAAAAGAATATGGATAAAATGGCTGAAAGAAGTCCCGATGGTTTATTTACTGTACTTCAAGCTGCACTAAATGATTTGAGATCGGGATTAATAGAAAGTATGACAGAGGTTTTAGAAAATATGAACGAAGCCAGTGAAACAATTACAGAAGCAGATTCTCTTTATCTCATCTATAAAGACAAAATGAAAGCCAAGAAAGTTGCAGCTCACATCAAAGCAAGATTCAAAAAGATGGATGTAAACTTAGCACCTATGGACGCAAGAAACATGGGTATTACAATTTTCGGTGCGGGTGCAGAAAAAGTTAAAGCTGATATTATGAAGAAGTTTGGTAAACCAGATGACTTTATGATGGAGGAATTTTCCGACTTTCAAGTCGACGAAATTTTATAAATAATTTCGGTATGAAGTTATTTGAAGATTTAAATAATGAGAATTTTAAACTCTATGCAGCGAAGTATTACGACAATCCTTCTTGTCTAGATGTTCAAGATTTTTATGATGATTTAGCTAAGTTTAAATATATTATTAGACTACTAAGAAAGTATAGAGAAACAGGTATTATTCAAGAAAGACTTGTTCTCAATCACATAATTAGTATATATAATGTGTTTGATATTTACGCTGCGAATAGAATGATGTTTTATCGGATAGAGTCAGATTTATGGCCTCAGATTAAAACATTTTTAGTATATCTAAATTATGTTCCAGAGAATATGTATCAAGATATATCAATAGATGTAAAAATAGCAAAGAAACTACAAGCAATATAATGAGTGTACTAAGAGGCCCAGATTTTTTCTATTCGTTGAGATTCCTTCGTTTACTAACGATGCCGTACGAAAAAACGTCTGCATTTAAAGAAGGTATCATCGACAAGAATGGAAAGAAATTAAAGAAACCTCAAACACCAAGTGAAAAAGCTGCATACAACACATTTCACAAACTCGTATTCAACATTAGGCGTCTCATAGCAAAAGCTCCTGGCGGGTCTTCGGCAATAGCAAAATATGCAACTGCTCTGTTCTTAATTAAAGATCATTTGCAAATTTCTGATAAGTCATTGTCAAAAGTACTCAAGGAGATAACAGACATAGATTTCATGGAAGCGAAACTCCATGAACGGACAAACGCCTGGTATCTGACCGAGGACAGGAAAAAAATACAAGCATCAAAATATGCATTGAACCGTGACATTGCATTACCTAAGACAGGCGATCTGCTGGCAAAAAAGAACTCTTGGGTTGAAATTACGGAACACGCACCTGTCGGAGATATCTTCGGCATACCTGTATTCGAAGCACTTCACCTAAAAACTAATCAAAAGATATATGTTATTCAAGAGGATATTATCCGATGAAGAGTTTTAAGGAAATGACAGCCACAGCTGGTGGAGGTAATGTTGGTGTACCAACCGATGCCTCTGGCCCTGGGCAATCTTTTGATCCCCTCTTATTTGGTAAGAAGAAAAAACCATTAAGAAGATATAAAGAGTTTAATGTTCCTACCGAAGTGTTTAGAAAGTTTCAAACAGGAAGAAATAAGTTTGAAAGATGGTCAAAGTATCTTAATCTTGAAGACGCAAATCAGAAGTCAATCTATGATTTTGCTAAAAAGAACAGAGGTACACACATCATTTTGAGAGACGAAGAGACTGGTGCGATGAGAGCAATCCGTAGACGTTCATCAAATAATTTGTAATTTTTCTTTACATTTTGATGAATATCATCTAATATATAAACTTATAACCGTAGGAAAAAAATAAATGTCAGCAGTCTCAATCTTTGAAGAACAAGTTTCGCGTAAACCAGATCGTTACCCTTGGACGGAAGAATTCATGGAAGCTATGCACAATGGATTCTGGACGGACAAAGAGTTCAGCTTTTCGTCTGATGTTCAAGACTTTAAAGTAAGCCTTACAGATGAAGAACGTGAAATGGTTACTAGATGTCTATCAGCCATTTCACAAATCGAAGTCGCCGTAAAGACTTTCTGGGCTAACGTTGGTCAGAATTTACCACACCCATCTATTACTGATCTTGGCTATGTGATGGCTAACGTGGAAGTAATCCATAACAATGCTTATGAAAGATTACTAGAGATTTTAGAAATTGAAGATGTGTTTGAGGAAAACCTTAAACTTGACATTATTCAGAACAGAGTAAAATATCTTCGTAAGTATAACCATAGATATTATAGCGATTCTAAAAAACAATTTGTTTACAGCTTAATTCTGTTTACATTGTATGTTGAAAATGTCTCATTGTTTAGTCAGTTCTATACAATCAACTACTTCAACCGTTTTAAAAATGTACTAAAAGATGTGTCTCAACAAGTTGCATACACTTCTCGTGAAGAGATGATTCACGCACAAGTTGGGATTAAACTTATCAATACCATCCGTGAAGAACACCCCGAATTATTTGATGAAGAGTTGAAAGAAAGAATTAAAGACTCTTGCTTGAAAGCTTACAAAGCTGAATCAAGGATTATTGAGTGGTCTGTAAATGGTTATGATTCTGAGCACCTTAGCTCATCTATTATGAAAAACTTCATTAAGAATCGCCTTAACGAATCTTTAAAGGCAATTGGATTTGAAGAATGTTTCGATGTTGATGCTGAGTCACTTAAGAAAACACAGTGGTTTGATGAAGACGTACTTGGTAATACTGCTACAGACTTCTTCTTCAAGAGACCAACTGAATATTCAAAAAAAGATAAATCTTATGATGTAGAGGACTTGTTTTAATTTATTATGGAAAAATATTATTGGCTTAACAGTAAGTCACGCACTTTTTTAGAACGTGGTTACTTACAAAACGGTGTGTCTCCCGAAGACAGAATCAAAGAAATTGCAAAAGCTGCAGAGAAACGTCTATGCATAGAAGGATTCGCAGAAAAGTTTGAAGACTATATGTCGCGAGGTTGGTATTCACTTGCCTCACCGATCTGGGCAAACTTTGGTTTAGAAAGGGGTCTTCCTATTTCGTGCTATGGTTCATACATAGGCGATAAGATGGAGTCTATTCTAAACGGAGTTGCAGAGGTTGGAATGATGTCAAAGGTTGGAGGTGGAACATCCGCTTACTTTGGAGACCTTCGCGGACGTGGAGCACCGATTAGTTCTGGTGGTGAATCAACTGGTTCAGTTCACTTCATGGAGTTATACGAAACAGTTGCTAACGTTGTATCTCAATCAAATGTTCGTAGAGGATCATTTGCTGGATACATGAACATTGACCATCCAGATATCCTTGAGTTTCTTGCTATTCGTAACGATGGTCATGCAATTCAGAATATGTCAATCGGTGTTACAGTATCAAATGAATGGATGACTTCTATGGTTGACGGCGATACTGAAAAAAGAAAGATATGGGCTAAGGTTATTCAGAAGCGTTTTGAGTCTGGTTATCCCTATATCTTTTGGTCAGATAACGTAAACGACGACGCACCTAAAATATACAAGAAGAAAAAGAAACGTATCCATGCTTCTAATCTTTGTTCAGAGATTGCACTATCGACTGATGAAGACGAATCGTTTGTTTGTTGTCTTTCGTCTATGAATCTTCTACACTATGATGAGTGGAAAGATACAGATGCTGTTGAAGTATTGACTTATTTTCTAGATGCAGTAATTAGTGAATTTGTTGATAAAGCTTTTCATATTCCGTTTATGCGTAAAGCTGTACGATTTGCTGAACAACAAAGAGCAGTAGGTGTGGGAGTTCTAGGCTGGCACTCTTATCTACAATCTTGTAATATTGCCTTTGAGTCATTCGAGGCTAAGAATCTTTCAGCAGAGATATTCAAAAACATGAGAGAAAAGTGTGATGGGGCAACAAAGTTCCTAGCTAGTTGGCTCGGAGAACCAAAGTTGCTTCAGGGTACTGGAAGGCGTAATGTAACTACTATGGCCATTGCACCAACTACATCATCTAGCTTTATTCTTGGCCAAGTGTCACCTAGTGTAGAACCCTTGAATAGTAATTACTTTGTAAAGGACTTAGCTAAAGGTAAGTTCACATATAAGAATCCATACCTAAGAGAAGTTCTTAAATCGTATGATCGGAATACACCAGAAGTCTGGCAGTCGATTCTAGTGAGTGGTGGTTCTGTACAACACTTACACTTTCTTACGGATCACGAACGAAATGTATTTAAAACGTTTGGAGAAATACCGCAGCTTGAGATTATTAATCAGACTGTAATTCGCCAGAAGTATATCGATCAATCACAAAGTATTAACTTGATGATCCATCCCAAAACGTCAGTAAAAGAAGTAAATAAACTTCTAATACACGCTTGGGAACATGGTGTCAAAACACTTTACTATCATCGCGGGACAAATCCCTCGCAGGAGTTGTCTAGAAACTTACTCAACTGCTCATCTTGTGAGGCATAATGGATACAGAAACTTTATATTGCAATAGTTGTCATACAACCTTTACTATACTTTGGCATCAAGAAGATGATGAATATATGATGACACCTTCTTTTTGTCCTAATTGCGGAGCACCACTAACAGGTGACGAAGAATCTTATACCGAAGAATATGAATAAATAAATGTATGAGTGTGGTAATCAGAAGGAGAAGAGGTTTTAGTAAAAGTTATACTGTCATTACTTTTGATAAAGACAATATACACGAATGGCCTACGTCTGAACATGAACATCACGAGATTATGAAAATCTTCAAGCAAGATAAACCCTATGATGGTATAATAAATGATTATACACGATACAAAAAATTATTGAAATGAGTGAGTGGAAGTATAATAATAAGCCATTTGATTCAGAAATGATCGGTGACTATATTGGCTTTGTTTATGAAATTACTGATACTGAAAATGGTATGAAGTATATCGGTAAGAAAAAGTTTTGGTCTAAAGTTACTCGCCCTCCACTCAAAGGTAAAACCCGAAAACGTAGATCAGTAAAAGAATCCGATTGGCAAAAGTACTACGGTTCAAGCGAGGAAGTTAAGGAGTTAGTAGAAAACACTGGTGAGTGGAGATTCAAACGTAAGATACTTCGTTTGTGTAAATCACTTGGTGAAATGACTTATTTTGAAATGAAAGAACAAATTGATCGTGAAGTTCTTTTTAAACCCGATGAATATTACAATGCCTTTATTGGTGGTAAGATTCATCGTAAGCATGTTATTAATATTGGAAAGAAGGAAAGATAGATTATGGCAAGAGAAAAACTAAAAGATTATGTAAGATACTATGACAACATTTTACCCGATGATATGTGTCGTAAGTTATGTGAGAAGTTCGATGAAGTAAAAGAAAAAGACCGAATCTTTCGCAGAAGTGATAAGTTTAACTTTATCGAGTTGAACATGCATGACATGATGGGTAAAGATACTAAATGGAAAGCTATTACTAAAGAGATGCATGGTTATATGCAAAAAGCATTGTCTTTGTATAGAGCAGATACAGGTCATTGGGTGCCGGAGACTAGAAGATTCGAAGCACCTAGAATCAAAAGATATGATCCTGATTTCGGAAACTTCGACTGGCACTTAGATTCATGCGATCAAAGATCAGCACAGAGAATGTTGGTTATGTTTTGGTATCTAAACGATGTACCAGAAGGTGGCGAAACCATTTTTGACTTGGGTGCAGACAAACCATACAAGATTAAGCCAGTAAAAGGTAGAGTGGCTTGTTTCCCGCCGAACTTCCTATTCCCCCATCGCGGTGAGCCACCAAAGGACATATTCAAGTATGTGGTTTCATCCTATGCTTGCTATAATTAATACTTGACAAATTCTCATTATTTGATACTATATACGTATGATTATTTTAGATTATAGCGCAATATGTATGTCTTCCTTCTTTGCCCGCGGGTCGAGTGCGGAAGAAGGTCTTCTTCGTCACTTCATTCTTAATTCTATTCGTATGAATAATCTTAGGTTTAGGGACAAGTATGGAGAAATGGTAATCGCGTGTGATGGTCGTTCTTGGCGGAAAGATTATTTTGCCGAATACAAAGCAAAACGTAAGAAGAATCGCGAAGCTTCTGATATTGATTGGGAACAAGTATTTACTGTTTTCTCAAAGGTTAAAGATGAACTTGAAGAATACATGCCATACAAAGTGATTCGTCATCCTAATGCAGAGGCAGATGATGTCATAGGTGCTTTGGTAAAAGAAACACAAAACTTTGGTAAACATCAAAAGATTATGATTGTTTCTTCTGATAAAGACTTTGTACAATTACAGAAGTATAATAATGTTGAACAGTGGTCTCCAATTACAAAGAAGTTTCTTATTGAAAAGAATCCTTACAACTATCTCTATGAGCATATATTTAAGGGTGATAGTGGTGATGGTGTTCCAAACGTTCTAAGTGACGATGATACATTTGTAACTGAAAAAAGACAAACCCCGTTATCAAAAGTAAAGATTGCATTTTGGATGAATAATCTAAACGATCTAGAATCTGCCATGACTACAAAAGAGTTGAGAAACTTCCATCGTAATCAAAAGATGATTGATCTTGACAAAATGCCAGAAAACATATATGATGAAATCATTCAAAATTATGAAAACCAACCCAAGAAAACAAATATGAAAATACTTAATTATTTGGTTACACGGAGATGTAATCAATTGATTGAATCAGTAGGAGACTTTACAAATGAGTGAAGAAGCAATGATCTTTTTTGCAATAGTTATCTTAACATTTGTGTCTTATTTGTGTATTAAATTGTTCTAATTAGGAGAAATTATGCCAGTAAAATATCTATTACCCCATGAAGTTTGCGAAGAGTTAGATAGACTCAAAACACAAAAAGAGAAAGTTGATTTTCTTCAAAGATATCAAAGTTTTGCCTTGAAGACTATTTTACAACTTAACTTTAATGACAATATTAAGCTTGATTTACCAGAAGGTAAACCACCTTTCCGAGCTGATGTGTGTCCGCCTGGTGTTCAGATTTCTGTTACAAAAAATGCTATTCAACCTATTGGTAAATTAGTAGAAGGTAGTCCAGTTTCAAAGTTGAAAAAAGAAACCATGTTTCTAAAGATGTTAGAGTCAATTAACGAAAAAGATGCCGAAATGTTGTGGAGAGCAAAAGATGGTATTCTTGAAGACCTTTATCCTAAAATGACTAAGAAACTTGTCGAAAAAGCATTTCCGGGCATACTATGAATTACGAGATCGATGATACAGGCATAGGAGTATTTGACGGATATTTTACTCCGCAAGAATGTGATTATTACATTCAATTTTGGAAAATGGCAAAAGAGTGTAATCTCACGCATGTGCACAGTACTGCAGCAAAACAACATCAATTAATTGCAGATGATGAAAGGGCATGGGTAATACCATTTCCCACAATGGGACACGATATTACATACAATACTGGCGTTTTTCTTAACAGATTTTGGGACACAATTTATCCGATATACAGTGAAAAGTTTCGATTGAATGGTTATCGAATGACAATAAACATGATAAAGGTACAAAAAACATTGCCCGGTGAAGGATATCATGTTTGGCATGCAGAAAAATCTCCAAGAGACAAAGAGAGATTATGGGTTGCAATGATGTATTTAAATGACGTTGAAGAAGGTGGAGAAACAGAATTTCTTGTTCAAAAAAGACGAATAAAACCTGTAACGGGCCGAGTTGTAATCTTCCCAGCAACTTATACTCATATTCATAGAGGCAATCCACCATTAAGCGGAGAAAAGTATATTATAACTACGTGGGGAGAATACGCGTCCTATGACGATGTAGAAAATTTATAGTGAACATTTTTGTACTAGATGATAATCCTATAACTGCAGCAAAACAACATTGCGATAAGCATGTCTGCAAAATGATTATTGAGTCTGCACAGATGTTATCTACTGCACATCGAATGCTTGATGGTAAAGAAACAAGAAGACCTTCAAATTCTGGTAAAAGAATAGTACAGTATTGGGAGATGGATTCCGAAAGAATGGAAAAAAGCTTGTATAAAGCTGTCCACATGAAGCACCCTTGTACCATTTGGACTATGGAATCATCGGCTAACTATAGATGGCACTGGAAATTATTTAATCAATTGTGTGATGAATACACCCATCGATACAAAAAAGTACACGAAACAGATATTAAACTTAGACGAATACTTTGGTCTTTTCCTAATAATATTCCATACGGCCCTATGACTCCTTTCAGACAGGCCATGTTTGAGGATTGTAAAATGTCTGATACAGTTAAGGCGTATCGAAAGTTTTACCACAAAAAACCATTTAAAATGGTATGGACTAGAAGAGATACTCCAAGCTGGTACTCATATAAATAGTTTTGATAACGTTCACCCAAAAGGGCGGAAGTACCACATAGTGTGGGAAGGAACGCACCGTAAATAGGAGAATAACAATGGCTACTCTACAATATAGAGGGTCTAAAGTTGTTGCTTCTGAAAAAGCGGTGGCAAAACCCAGCATCGCTTCTTACAGAGGTTTCACATACGACCCAAGCAAGACGCACTATCACGCTAAGTACATTGCTAAGACATTGAACTATCGTGGTTCAACATTCAAAGCATAAGTTAATATAATAACGTAACCTCAAATACTCAGGCATATAAATACGTTTGAGGTTACGTTATATGTCAAAGCAAGATTCTGCGGATAGCCCGCAAATACAAGAATTAGATTTAGAGACAGCAAAGAAAATCGCTTCTACTCTTTGTGCACCTGGCGCACTCGATGAACAACAGAAACTTTTCATTGAGGCTGTTAGGGTCATCTTAAGAGAAGAACACGGATTTGAATTTGAAGAAGAAGAGTTCGACAGTGAAGAAGGAGACAAAGGTAATAATAATAACCAGTCTTCCACTGAATCGAATCCCGCAATAGAAGCAATTCTACAACAGTCAGCAACTACCGCAGCAGCCACGACAGCTGCTGTGTCAAGTGCATCTGCAACCACCGCTAGTACAGTTAGTACTGCTATAGCACAACTCCAATCACTCGGAACAGCCGGTGTGATTGCGATGTCATCTGCCGTTTATTTCCAAGGTGGTGCAGTTTACGATAATGCCGAGACTATTGTAGATATGACCGTACCGATGGTCGAAGAACTTTTTGAGACAGGAACTATCACTCCCCCACCTGAATCTTCTTATTATGAAAGAGAAGTTCCAGTAACAGAAACCTTCCTTGGCAAACAAGTCGGTGCCGGTCGTCCACAACCAGAACCCTCGGAGGATAATGAAGGCGACGACAAGGAAAAAGATACGAAAGATGAAGGAGAGAGCAAGGGAGAAGCTGTTTCTGACGGAGATAAAGATAAAAAGAGCATTGGAGAACCAAAGAAAAAAGAATCAGTTTTAAAGAAACTTTTCGGCAAGGATGAGAAAAAGTCGGAGCAGAAAAAAGAAGACTCCAAACCTGAAGCCGAATCTAAACCCAAACCAGAAAGTACTAAGAATGACTCGGTATCAAAAAGCGAAGATGGAAAAGAGACTGAAGGCGAACAAGAATCCAAAGAATCTAAAAGTCTGTTTGGATACGTTAAACAACTTGTCCAACCAAAACCCGAATCGACACCGAACGAGCCAGTAAAACCCGAAGTTGATGTTGCTGCAGCATCAGCCTCTGTTTCCGATGAAGAACTTAAGGAAGCAGGAATATCAAGGAAGGGGTTTGAACAATGGGTTGCAGATGGTGGGCCCTCTGACCGAACACCATATATAGAAATGGAAGACACACCACCCGAACCGCCGCCAGAACCAATGATGATGGACATGCCAGAAATGGAACAAGAAGACTTTGAAGCCTTTCAAGAGTCAGTACAAGAAGCCTTTAACATATTCGACTCTGGCAGATTAGAACAGGACGCGACACCAATATGATCTATTTACAAATAATTTTTGATTTGATTAAAGAAAACTTAGTAGACTTCGGCATTGCCGTAGTTGGATTGATGGCTACATTATCGATGTTTATACCAGAGGATTCTCCACTCGGTAAATTCTTTGGTATATTTGGAGCAATACTTAACTTCATTAAAGGATTATTTTCAAGGAGAAAATGAAAAAATTAATAGCACTATTAACAGCAACAACATTTATATCTGCTTTTGCGGATATTGTTACCTTTACAGCTGGCACAGTATATATGGCAGATGACACTACCGCTATAACAGATGGTACTCAACTGTATGGCAATGTCTCATCTTACCAAGAAGGAGACTTTTATTTGCAATACAACAGTCCTTCGCAGGATAACCAGTATATAGGTACTTACTACGACCAAGGCAATGATGTTATTCACGGGCACTGGGATGGTGGTTTGGACAGCATTGAGATTGCTCGTAATGATAACGGACTGTTTACACTTAAGTATTTCTCATTGACCTCTAACACAGAGATAGGTGGAGGTGCAGCAACTGGTAACGAGAACATCTTCATTCAAGGATTTACAAATGGAGTAGCCATTACTGATAGCTACCGCATTCCTTCTGATGATTGGGGTGGCACATTTAACGATGTAATACTACCCAACACATTCACTAATGTTGACAAAGTTTTAATTAGTGGTGAAGGTGCATACTGTTTTGGAATGGATAGCTTCGCGTTTAATGAAGCAAGCTTTGAAGAACTATTGACAGGAAACGAAGTAGAACTTAATCCAGTTGTACCAGAACCTGCTACGGTTGGTCTCATTGGTGTAGCTGCAGGTACACTAATGTTGACAAGGAAACGGCGTGGTCTATAGACTTCTTATTCTATTACTTCTTTTAGCGAATACGGCATTCGGTCTTTTGGCCGATGCCGTTATTCTTCGTACACATACAAGATTCGTACAAGATAGTAACATATACAATAGAACAGAAGGTAATGAAACTCAATCATTAATTGTATCCCAAATTGCATCTCTTCAGCTAAATGTACTTCAAGACGAAAGAACACGGTTTAAGATTTTATACACACCAAAGATAGATAAAAGATTTTTTGACAATGAAGAGCTTGTCTATCATACATTTAAAACAGATTTTCAAAGAGCACTAAATCGAAAAGTCCAAGTAAAAAGCTCATACTCGTATATGTTGACGGAAAGAGAACCAACTTCGGACATTGATACCAATGTAGATATTACTGCAACTACAAAAAAAGCAACAGCTCAAATATCTTATACACCAAAAAGAGAGCACTCTTTCGTAATTAAATATGAAAACAAACAAAAGGAATGGAGCGAAAATCTTGAAACTACTTTCGGACTCACTAATGGAGACTACGATCAGCACAACGCGAGTGTTCAGTATGTTCACGAACTTTGGAAAGGGAGATTATTTTCAACACAAAGTGCCGACTATTCATATCACACGTTCGTCGGAGACCGCGGAGGATATGAGAAAGCAGGAATATCTGAACAACTAATGTATGTTCTAAATCCGAAAACATATATCACACTTAAAGGTGGTTATGAACAAGTACTTGTTACGGATGAAAATGAACACGTTAAAGAATTTTACGAACCTTATGCTTCAGGTGGTATTAATTCACAATTATTTAAAAACTTAACACTTGGTCTTAATGTCAAGTACGCAGTGGTGGAGTCTGGTATCTCTACGTTTAACGTAGCTAAAAAGATTACTGTAATTGGTCAGATGAAATACGATATTACAGGAAAGACTAAATTCATATTTTCAACAGTTGGTATGAGATCAGCATTTGACGCGGACTACGCAAGAAACTCTAGAACCATTGCTGAAGAAAAAGTAGATTACCTTTTAATTAACACGGCATCTCTAGCATACGATATCAATAGAAATCAAGCACTTGAACTTGGTTATCAAGGCCCCCTCGTAAATCCAGAGGCAGATACGGCCATTATTAGACACAAAACTTACTTCGGATATAGGTTGACATTCTAGTCAGCTTTTGGTAGTATAAATACCATAATGAGTGAGATTGAATTAGCTTTGTCGTTGTTAGATGTGCCTTGGTGGTCTATTGGACTTTTTATAGTCGGGGCAGCATTCTTTCTCTTTATGGATGAATAATAAGGAATATTATGCCAACGTATGATATACAGAATAAAAAAACTGGTGAAGTAAAAGAACTCTTTTGTAGTATTAGTGAGAAAGAAGAGGCCATAAAAAAAGAAGGCCCCGATTGGGAATACTGTTTTGCTGCTCCTAGCTTTAGCACGATAGGAACAAAGTCGATATCAAGAACTGGACAAGCTGGGTCGAACTGGAATGATCTTCTTGGCCGAATAAAGGAAGGCTCGGGAAAACACAACACCATTAACGTGGACAATTAATTATGAACTTTAAACATGAACCGATTGAAGTAAATTATGATCTTGAGGCAGAAACATCTGAAACAGGTCGCGTTTATAAAACACCAGATGGTGAAGCTTATCCATCTATAACAACAGTACTTGGAAAACGAACCAAGAAAGCTATCCTTGAATGGAGAAAACGCGTTGGCGAAGAAGAAGCCAATCGTGTATCACGAATTGCAACTGGAAAAGGAACTAAGGTTCACCAGATGGCCGAGGACTTTCTTAATAATGATCCTGTCTATACGCAAGGTTTTCAAGAGATGCCCCATATTGTAGAAAGTTGGGAAGCACTCAAACCACTACTAACAGAAAACGTTGGAGTTATTCGAGCACAGGAAATACCTCTGTATTCAGATGAACTAAAGGTAGCGGGTCGAGTTGACTTGATTGCCGAATGGGATGGAGAACTTTCTGTAGTTGATTTTAAAACATCAAAACGTATTAAAGATAGAAGTGAAATATCAAACTACTTTATGCAAGCGTGTGCTTATGCTTTAATGTTAGAAGAACGAACTGGAATCTGTATAAATAAATTAGTTATCGCGATGGTCGCTGACGGAGGCTTTACTAAAGTATTCGTAGAAAATCGTGAGGACTGGATAGACAAATTGATTGAGGAAATTACTTATTATTATGAACACCGATATGATTGAAACAATACTTGGAATTACATATAATGCTTGTTTTATCAGTTGTTACTGGCCACAAATCATCAAGAGTATCCGAACTAAGTCCGTCGAGGATGTAAGTATTCATCTTTTCACACTTTCAATCGTAGGATATACCTCTGCAATTTTTTACACGCTTCTTCGTGTTGGATTTGATTTCTTTTGGCTTTTTAACTACGTTGTTTCTGGTATCAGTGCAATTATAATGACAATCGTTTATTTTATGTATAGGGAAAAATCTGTATGAAAATATGTAAATCACAATTCCATGACCAAGGATATTGGGAGCATGGGAGAAATAAGTATCAGCTAAGAACTCTTCCAATTGATAAACTTTGGGCTTCTGTACCTATTGCAAAAGTCCATCACGGAATTGTTTTTTATGATACCGTAAAAAAAGACATTGCAAAAAATGGAATGAAGTTTCCTCTACTTGTTGTTACGTCAACGCGACGTGAACTTTTGATACAGAAACATATATGGGGAACTAATATCAAAGAACTACCATTTAAACAAACAGAAAAGTGGGAAGACTTAAACAAGTTACAATACACTGTTTGGGGTGGTTCAAATCGTCTTATTGCAGTTAAAGAGCTTGGATATACTCACATTGACTGTGCTATGATGTTAGGATTTGAACATGCACGATCACATCAAAAAGTACAAAGAAAACCATACACCGGATACCTTTATAAAAATGGCAGCAACTAAAAGACTCATATATCAAGTTAATACCATCGACCCGCTTGTAGGAGAACAGTCAAAACTTTACGAATGGTGTATAGCCTCGGTTGAGCGATATTGTAAAAAATATAATATCGATCATCATGTGCAACTGTATCCTATTCTTAAAATCGGGCCATTAGATTGGAAGAAAAGTAATCGTTCTGAAAATTGTAGGAAAAGAGGTTTTCTTCCTATCTACGAAAAAGAGAACGCGTTTGAAAGATTTGACAAATACGATCAGATTGCAATCATAGATTCTGATATTTTCATTCACGATCACGCGCCTAATATATTTGATGCAATAAATCCCGAAGTTGATTTTGGTGGCGTGATTGAAAGAGAGATGCCAATTACACCAGAATATCAGAATAAGATTAAACACTACTCAGCTAGTCAATATCAGTGGTTGCACGAAAAAAGATATGGAGATTTTAAACCAAATAAACTTGGTTATGAGTTTTTCAATATGGGTATGATGGTAATGAACAAATCTATTGAAAAGTATCTGCTAGGACAAACAGCCGCACAGTTTCTTAGACGTAAAAAATTCAAACCATTTGTTGATGGAACTGGCCACTGGAAATGGTCTACCGATCAAACCCTTCTTAACTTTTGGGTACGTAATGCTGGAATGAAACTTGATCGTATGGATTGGAAATGGAATGCTCTCTTTAAAGGTGTTACTGACGAAGCACAAAAAGAAGCTTATTTTACACACTTCTTTCTCAAAGACAAGTTACCTGCAAAGGGAGAAGACGTTAAATTACTTGAAAAAGTTATTAAGGGAAATACAAACATAGGATACAAACATACATGAAAACATTGATATATCAATACTGGCTAGGTAAGCCTGGTATTGCAGTAAAAGCTGGAATAGAGAATATGAGAGCGTACGCTAAGACGGTTGGCTCTGATTATAAATTTACAAAAAATCCTACATGGGGTTCTAATTATTGTGATATTCCAGAGTACTATAATGCGTTTGAACCAATTTATAATCCCAAGTTTTATGAAAATTATGATAAAATTTTATTTATTGATACAGATGTATTTGCAGTTAATGGATTAAAAGAAAATATCTTTGATTTAGATGTTGGCCATATAGGTATTTGTGATGAACCACATAAAGAAAAATCTCACATGACAACCAAAAGTGCGATAAATTCTAAAGCAGATGAAGCATGGAATAAAATGGTAGTTGAAAACTATAAAAAAGAGATGCCTAGAAATAAAGATGGTCAATTAAAAATCTTTAATAGTGGTGTAGTATTATATACAAAAGAGGGATTAGAACAAGCTAGAAATAATTTTGTTCCATTTCAAAAGTATATTGATAACTGTAGAAGATATAAATTAAATAGATTCTATAGTATTGACCAAAATTATTTACATGCTATGTTGACAATTGCCGATTTAGATTATACAATAATGGAGTCTGGTTGGAACAGTTATGTTCATTATGGCGAACACCTTGATAAAACAAAACCTAGGCCAGTTGTTGATACTAGAACAGAAAATACAAAGTTTGTTCATGTGCAGTTAAGAGGCGCTGATGATAAAGATGCGAATTGGCATAACACAATAGTGAATGAATCTGTAACGAATTGGAAATTACGTTAATGAAGAAATCATTGAAAGAATTAGAAATTAAACACGGCGGCATACATAGAGGTATATCAAAATCCGGCAAAGAACATCAAGGAGGCGATCGATGTTGCACGAATGGTTATGATGCCGTATATGAACTTTTCTTTCCAATGATTAAAAACCCGAAAGTGATAGTTGAAATTGGAACGTTTACAGGAACAGGTTTAAGAGTTCTTTCAGATTATTTTCCTAATGCTAGAATTATTGGATTGGATATAAGCCCTGAAACAGTAGAAGACCCCGGCCGAGCTGAAGTTCATTTTTTTGACCAAAGAGACCCGAAAAGATTAGATAAAATTCTCAATGGTGATAAAATAGATATTGTTATAGATGATGGATTACATAGAATGTTCTCTATGGTTAATACATACGATTACTT